GCTCTGAACTGTTCCCAATCTCTCTTCGATTCTCTTAGTGAGATTTTCACATTCATTGCCGATAGTACCCATAACTTCTTCAGTTACAGTACCATCTTGCCTAATATTAAACTTTATAGTTTGTTGTGGCATATTTTATATTAAAAGTTTATTTATCATACTGTAACCTTATCTGCTTTAACAGTTACTGTTGCAGAAGATGAACTTCCCATTGTAACTTGCATTAATAAATTACTACCACTAATAGTTGCACTAAATGAACCTAACATAGAACCAGTAGCAATTGCACTCTCCTCAACAATTGTTGCAGTTGTACCATCATGTATTATTGAATATTTACCAATTTGATATGCTGATCCTTGAGTAATTAGTGTATTGACAAATGCTCCACGATAAGATGCATGTGCAATTGATAAAACCGTTGTTGCACTTGTAGAAGAAACAGAAGTATCTGCTTCAGTTATTCCTGCAGCAGTACCAGTTGTATCTTGGTTTAATGTTCCTACAGTAAAATCTAAAGTATTATCACCATCTTGATATGCAACGGTAATACCTGATTCTGTATTACTGCTAACCATAGCACCTACAGTATCAGCAATATATTCATTTAAAGCAGTACCATCAACCGTAATTGCGTCTGCTTCTAATGTCCCATCAATATCCGTGTCACCAGAAATATCTAAACTAGCGGCAACAACATCTCCTACTGTAATATTTGGTGTTCCACTTAATCCACCAGCAGTACCCGTTGTATTTTGGTTTAATGTTCCAACAGTAAAATCTAATGTATTATCATCATCAACATAGGCTACAGTAATACCAGACTCAGTATTACTACTAACCATAGCACCTACGGTATCAGCAATATATTCATTCAGAGCAGTACCGTCAACCGTAATTGCATCTGCTTCTAATGTTCCATCAATATCAGTGTTACCAGAAATATCTAAACTAGCAGCAACAACATCTCCCACTGTAATATTGGGAGTCCCACTTAATCCACCAGCAGTACCAGTTGTATTTTGGTTTAATGTTCCTACAGTAAAATCTAAAGTATTATCAGCATCTTGATATGCAACGGTAATACCTGATTCAGTATTACTGCTAACCATACCACCAACTGTATCTGCAATAGTTTCAGCAAGGGATGTTCCCCCAACTGTGAAACTTGTTGCCGTTATAATACCACAAGCAACATTACCATTAGCGAATATACTTGCAGCAGTTCCAACATAGAGACCACCAATTGCAGTAACAACACCAGATACACTTAGAGTTGTTGACGATACATTATCAGTATTAGCAACACCTGTTAATCCACTACCATCACCAACAAATCCACCCTTAGCGGTTACAATACCAGAAAATGATGCATTACCGTTTGAGTATATTGTGGCAGCAGAACCAACCCTAAGACCATCCGTAAGTGTTGCAACACCAGATGCTACATTTAAACCAAGAGTTGTAACTTGTATTCCCTTAGTTGCTGTAACAATACCAGTAGAATAGATATCAGTTACAACATCATAATTAAGTGTAGATGCAGTTACAATACCACTGAAATAACCATTTGTTGCAGTAATAACTCCAACACTCATTCCAATGCCAGATACATTACCCTTGGCCAACGCTTCATGTAATGTTGATGAACCTGACAAAGCAGTACTTGCAATACCAACCCATCCATCACCATTGTAAATAAGTAACTTATTTGTTCCTGTTGATTCTGTAAAAGTAACATCACCAAGATCTTTTATAAATCCTGCACCACCGCCACCTATAGTAGCAATCTGTTGCTGAGTTCTATTAATGAATAATCTATAATGATCTGCTAAGGATTTTAAAGTAGGAAACTGCTTATCTAGTGGTGCTAATGGATCTCCAACACCATCTACAGATTGTTTATTATCTGGTGGTTCGTTTAAAAGACCTTCTTGTAGATCCCTTACTTCATTAAATTCTTGCTTAAATTTAATCTGCTTTTCTTTTATTTCCTGAACCAGTTCTTTAAGAGATTTTAGATTATCAGCATCTAGTTTAATCTCTTCTCTAATCTCTTGTATATCCTCATCATAATATTTTACCTCAGGAAGATTAGATATTTCCTCTGTGAGTCCATCAAAATAACCACCATATAAATCTTTAATCTCAATATTCTTTCTATTAAATTCCTTTATTTCATCAAGAACATTTTGCTTTAAAACATGAAACTGATTAAGCAACTGCTTTTTTAATTTTCTATCATCATCTTTATAACCATTTTTAGCATCATATATTTTAAGAGCTGCTTCCCTTAATTCCTTATAAATTTTTTCTTTAGTTTCTTCTAAATCCTCATTTAATTTAGTGATATCAGTTTTAGATTCAAATCTTTTAACTTCAATAGTTTCAGTAATCTGTTGGACTTCCTGATCGATTCTATTCTTAATAGAATCTAAATGATCCTGTACTTTAATAAAGTCATCGTCAATTACACTAAAAGTTTTACCAATCCATTTAAAATCAGGAACTTCATTAACTTCATTAACCCATTTGGGGAAAGTTGGTATTGCTTCTCTTACTGCTATTATTTCTTCTTTTAATGACTTAAGATCTTCCTCATAATATTTTGGTTCGGGAAGATCCATCATATCCTGATAGAACCCATTAACCTTCTTCTGAAGACCCTCTATTTCTTCTTCATAATACTTAGGTATAGGAAGATCCTTTACTTCTTCCCTTAAGTTGTCAATTAAATCACATATTGCTTCTACTTCTACATCATATGTTTTCTGTTCTGGTATCTCTGGGATACTTTCTTTTATCTCCTCAACATATGCTGTAAGTTTTTCTAATTCTTCATCGTAATACTTTATCTCAGGTATTTCTGGTACAACAGGAATATCCTTTCTAACGTCATTAATTAGACGTACTATTTCTGTAAGGTCTACCTGTTCCTTAACTAGTTCTCCATCTTCTAGAACTTTATGCCCTTTAGGAATAGGTTTACATTTTTGCTCATCATTACAAAAATATTCTCCTTCACCACAACTCTCTTCTTCTATAATCTCTTCTTCCTTCTCAAGAAACTCATCAACTGAAGGTAAAGTATCTTCTTTTATAAAGTCATCGACTGAAGGTAATTTACTCTCTAGTAAATCATCCAGTGATGGTAACTGGTCCGACATCTTATGGATACTCTAAGGTACTTTAGGATTTCTCTCCCAAGTTTATTTATTCTCTTTAGGTAGTCCAGATTTTAGTAGTTTTTGAAGTTCTGCTGTTGATCCAACGAATAATGCATTATTAACTGTGGATGGTCCTTTTTGTTGTTTCTCTTCTTCTACATCTTTTAATTTCTTCTGCAAATCCATCAACTTATCAGTTGCATCAGATACACTCTTAATTAACTGACCAGCAACCTCATATGCTCTAGGCATTTCACTTTCTTGAGCAAGTTCTAGAATGCCATTAATTGCTTCTTGACCTTTTTCTATAATACTATAAAGATTACCACGAGTATATTCATAGTCTTTCTCAACATCACTTTGAGTAAGTCTATCTGGTTTTTGTTCGGGTGTTATACCAACATTTTGTTTTGTGGGTACAATAGTTGAATCTACATTAAAAGCATCATCTAGATTAGTCATTTTCATGTAATCACTCCACTAAATCCAAAGTCATCACCCATTTCAACAAGATCACTATCTTCGGTTCCAGTGTAATCTATACCCTTAATCGGTGTTCCATTTACATGAGCAGCAGCAAGTCTACCATCCTTACCTCTTTCAACAGTAAGTTTATTACCACTAATTGACTTGACATACATTTCTTCACCATCAACATCAATATATTTCTTCGCAGTAACTGCACTACCATTAACAACATTAATAGTCAATGCAACTGCATCAATATCTTCTGCGAGATTGGTAACAACATCTCCAGTGTAATCCTTAGTTGCTCTTGGAGTAACAGAGTATGTAATATCTCTTTCTGTACTCTTGGAACCACCAGCAAGATATCTGACGCTTGCCTTCTTGATGATATCGGAAGTAGCAGAAGTAACAGGACCAAATAGATATGTTTTTGCAGTAAATCTTAGTGTATAAAGAAGAACTCTACGTGAAGTAAAATCTCCCTCATAATCATCTTGCATAGTAACATTTTCTAAAACAATTGGAACATCTCTTTTTTCTTTGATGCTCTCAACAAGTTTTATAGTTAAATTATATTGTGGTTGAAAATATGGAAGTATTTGCTCTACAATTTGTAATGCATCGTCATTCAACTTACACATAATAGCAAGTTCAAATTGCATATTATATGGAACAGGCATATAAGCCTTTTTTATATTTGTTCCATTATCAGGATCCTTTACTGTAATTTGTTGTGTTGTAGTAACTTTTCTAGAAGGATCGTAAGTAAGTCCAGTAAATTCAAAGGACATTCTTGGTAAAGATATTGCAACTCTTTGACTTAAATCTGGAGATTGTTCTAACCTTGCTAAAAACTTTTGAGTGGGTCCATATGCCAATGGTACTTTTACAACAGAATTATCCTGTTTAATGTTAATATCATTGAAGAGAGTACCAAAAGAGATAATCGTCTTTCTAAAAATTTCGTTATAAAAATACTCAAACATTGCTATTATATTCCTTTATATTTTATTTATGGTTGTCCGAATGGATTACCTTCAGTGAAATCAATAATATCATCAGCAGCAAGTTCAAAATCATCGTTATCAGCAAATCCTGCGTCATCAAAATTAGTTAGATCTATTAAACGTACAACTTGCGTTGCGCCAGAACTTCCTCCAGTAAGTGTCTCTCCAATCTTAAATCCACTACCATCTATATTACCAACTTCTAGTTCGCTGGTAACAGAATTCCAAATTCTTACTCTTGCAGTAGTACCACTTGTTCCACCAGTAATAATTTCATTGAATGAAAAATCACCAGATCCACTGCTTCCTGGAGCAGCAATTGTCATTGTTGGTGCGACAGTATAACCAGCACCAGCATTAGTGATATGAATAGCAGAAATTGTACCAGCAGCACTTACAATTGCAGTTGCTGCAGCACCTGTAGTAGATACTCCGGTAAATGTAATAGATGGAGATGTAGTGTATCCAGAACCGCCTGAGGTGATTGTAACAATACCTATAGTGCCGTTCTCCATCTTAGCAGTAGCAGCAGCACCAACGCCATTATCCCCATTAGCATAGAATTCGACTTGAGGATTGTTAGTATATCCATAACCAGGATTTACCAAATTGACAGTCTGAACTACCCTCTTATTTGGATCATCAATAGCTCCTGAACATACAGCAATACCTTCCAATAAATTTGCAGTTGCTATACCAGTAAGTCCTCCAGATGGTGCAGAAGATATTGCAACTCTTGGTGAATATACGTAACTATTACCCCTATTTGTTAGACTAATGTATTGGACACCACCATTAAGTTTTCCTGTTACAGCAGTTGCTTGAACAGCACTACCAACAACAGTCAATTTCTGAGTTCCACCAGAACCAATTAATGTGGTCTCACCATCAACACCTTCAATACCTTCTAAGGTATCATCAATTTCATCAACTCCAGTATCAATAACCTCATCTTCATAACGGAAGAGTTCACAACGTAATTCATAAACATAAGTATTTCTAAGTTGATAAAATGGTTTTTCGTGCTCTACATATTTAATTTCAAATAAACGATCACCAAATGGGAAATAAATCAAATCTCCTTCTTTAGGTCTAGTTGAAAGTTTTACATTTGATTCATTCTTCATCAAAGGTGAAATATAAGTTTCAAACCTCTCTTTTGAAATTATTAATGTTACTTCATTAGTTGCTTGAATACCAAATTTAGACAGCAATGTTGGATTATCACCATACCCTTCAACATTATCAATATATGCTTCCAATGGATATGCATCATCAAAAGTAGATTGCGTTACTTCTTTTAATATTGTACTTTCTGAGACATACTTTCTAGGCATATAATGAACATCGACACCATACATCCTCAACTGCTCATTAATAAGCGATTGAACTAAACTTTGTTCTCCAGAAGAACCTTGCTGAAAATACGGGTTAAGTGCCATAATCTTAACCTATCATATCTAATGGTGGGAGTTCATAAGCGTTAGACATCATTTCACGAATCCTTTCTAATTCTTTTTCTCCATCATCAAGAATCTGTCTTCCGTTTAACTCTACTCCACCAGGTAGTTTTACTCCTTGGAATTTAACAAGATTTTGTCCCCACTGTCTTTTCATAAGAGCAGTTAAATATGGTTTTAGGAATGAGTCATTCCAAACTCTTGGATAATCATTTGGATTTAACACCCTATAACAATCCATAATAATATAATCATCCTCTGTAACATTTCCCCAATCAATATCCAAATACAATCTATCTTGCCGTTTATTAAACCTAATTTGTTTCTGTGTGGTTAATAGAAAATTAATATCTTCAAGATATGTCTTAACCATTGCATAAGTTAATATTTCAGTAGAACCCCAATAGTAAATGTCATTCAAGAATAACTGATACTTAACACTAAACATGTTATTAGTAACAGTGTTAGAACCATCATAATGAAATATCTTCTGTACTCCTATAACATCAGGAGGTACTTGTAAATAATTACTATTTTCTTCCCAACTAAAACTTGTTGTACCACCATCAATTGTTGCAGTTGCAGTAGTTGTAGTTAATCCTACATTCTTATCTCCACCTCTAGACCTTCCTCTATCAATATCTGCTTGAGTTAATTTATACTTTAAAAAAGTTGGATATACACCATCAAAATGCCTTTCTTGAAAAATTTGAATCGCATCATCAATTAAATCTTCGCATTGTTCATCTGCAAGATTAATTTCTAGTACAGGAGCTCCTAATTGCCTTAAGCAATATTGCTTTAATTCTGATCTAGTAGACGGTTGGGACATTTATACTATACCTCTATCAATATTTATGGTGCAGATGAAATACCTGGTTGGACTAAAATTGTTCCATCAACAATTTTGTAAAATGTCGTCCCAGAACTAACAATGACATCATAAACATATCTACCCTCATTCAAAGTTCTAGAAGCAGTTGCTCCTAAAGAAATATTGAATTTTCCACCAACAGCACTTGTAAAACCAACAGCAAAGGTTGCAGCAGGAAATCCAGTAGATCCAACAGCAACACTCTTAGTCATCTGAGATGAACCACTGTATCCAGTAAAATTAAAGGCAGCATTTGAAGTATCTACAACTTCAAAATTTGCTTTAAAATTTGCCCCACCAAGTAGAACTAAATTAGCAGCATATGCAACTCCAGCATCTGGATCAAAAGTAATCTTTTTAGTTGACATTAGACACTAACTCCTTTAATAGTGATTTGATTTCACCAATCTCACCTTTTAAATTATCAAGATCACTTTTCATACTGATAAGATCTTGTTCATTGTGTTGTGCTTTTTGCTTTTCAATTTTTCTTGCTGCACGTCGAGCCATATACTGTTCATATTCAGTTACGTTAGTATTGACTACATGATCCGATCTTGAATCTTTATACAGATCAGGATGGTCTTTTACTTTTAAATATTCAGACATAATTATGCTAAGGTAATAACCCTCAAGTTAGAAACTCTAGGAACAAATGTTTGGTTAGTTGAAGTAAGAACAAACTTAATCCTGTAACTAGTGAAAGCAGGTAAATTATCTGCACTAAATTCATAATCCATGAAATTCACTTCACTTGATTTAAATCCACCAGCATCAGAAAGAGGAGTAAGTTTATCAGGTCTTCCATCACTCTTATCTAATTCAATTAGTGTACCTTGATTACTTATATTCTTATATCCAGGGAATGGAATAAATATTGGATCAAAGTTTTGTGAATCACTAATTGCATAGAATGCTCTAATATCATTATATTGGTTGATATGAGCCTGTAGCATTATCTTAATAGAAGATGCAGAAGTTTCCAAAGTATTCTCTCTAGAAATATACATACATGCTGTAGGATCAGTATCAATTCCATTAACTCTACTATCAGTAATATAATTTTGTACAGGTACGTCAACTCTATTCGAAACTAGAACTGCATTCATTCTCTGCAAATCAATAACAGGACTTAATAATGTATCAGATGTTTGCAACGTAATCGTCATACCAAAAGATCTCTTGCCTGGATAATTGGTAAATACATCATTATTCTGCTCATTAACTCTTGAAGCAATAATTCTTGAAGAAGTCAGATAATTACTCTTACCTAAAGTAACAACTTCATATCCTTGATCTACAAAAGGAAGATCGGGACTTTGACCATCACACTCTGCCATATTTGATCCAGAAACAGTTCTCATTGTTGCACTTATAGTTGTTCCAGGAACAGTTGTATTCTGAATCGATGGATTTATAATCTGGAAAGGCATATTTTGTGATGCCTTTGTATAATATCCACCAGCAGATTTAGTATCATTACAATAAAGGATTGGGAAACTAGACTGAGTACTTGATCTATTAACCCTATACAGATCATTAGTTCCAGGATTATAAGCACTTTGATCAATTTTAATAGTATAGTGATCGAAGGACATAGGATCAGGATCTCTATCAGTAATCTCACTTAATAAATGAGTCTTATTGAATCTCGCTAAAGAAACTCCAGCAAGTTCATATTTTTCAATAGGAGTACCTTTTACATAATTTTGTCTATTATCCCCTCTTGTTATTCCAGTTAACCTGTTATTAGAAGCTCCAGTATACTTGATAATTTCATCACCAATTCTAGCTAAACCAGGATTAGTTGTCGCAACAGAAACATTTTCAAATGTTCCAAAATTAGCACTACTATCAATTGATATATTTGAACTGGAATTTGTCTTATAATTCGCCGATAGTTTCGTTGCAGGAACATCGGAAGCAATATCACTAATTTCTACCCTATTAAGTTCATGATGCATACCATGATTTCTATGGTCAACAGTAACATGCAGACCATCCTGAGTTATTGAAATTTTTTCAGGCATTACCATTCCACCAGTCATGGAATTCAGTTGAGTTGTAATTCCTGTTACTGGATGAACAAACGACATTGTTTTACCAGTTCCAGTTACAAAATTGCCTTGAACATTATCAAGTAGTAATTCATTAGTTTGTCCAATAGAAACTACAGAAAGTCTGGCATTTCTACCAACATTAGCATTACCAATAGTTGCAATACCAAGAACATCACCTGCAGAGAATCCACTACTAGATGAAGTAATCGTTGCAGCAGTTGCAACACCATCTGCAATATGGACATTAGCATACATATAATCTCCACTAGACGTTATATTAGTGAGACCAACACCAGTAAAGGTATAATTTCCAGAAGATGGTGTATATCCTAATCCAGCATTAACAACCCCCATAGTGCCAGTTCCAATACCAGCAGTTCCAACATAGTCTCCAGTTGCATTGGATCCTGTTTGATTAATAGTATTTCCAAGGGTAAGATCAGTATCTTGTAATGTTGATCCTATACCAATACGAATACTTCTTGCCTGTACGTTAACTGAGTTTGGTTGCAATGTTGCAACTTGCCCATTACCTTCGGAAAGAACTGGGTTATAAATTTCTAAAGTTCCACTAGTCTTAAATTCTGCTCTTCTGAGTTTAAACTTAAGGTCTTCCCATTGTGATGCATCCCATGTTGAAGCATTCTGAGACTTAAATAGTGATCCCAAATATGGTTGCTGAGAAATAAATTCATCGGTTAATAGATCAGATTCTCCAATTCTTGATATAAAGACCTGATATTTCGTTGACCAAGATGCTAAACAAATAGCATACTCTGTGTTTGCTCCTTCAAGATAAACTGGTGCTTCAAATTCAAACGTAGTTGCAACAGTTCCCGTCGGCGAGACCTTAATTTGTTTTGGAGTCTTAACAATTTCAGAGAACGGTATAACTTTCTGTGTCGGAGTACCATCCTTCATTGTACGAAGTTGGAATGTCATAGGAATTTCCATGTCATCCTTCGTCTTGAAGTAAATATCACAACTAGTTAAGAAAACTCCACCTTCATCAGTAACCTGGAAAGATTGTGCTAATGGGTCATACCAACGTGGTTTACCTTGAGTTTTTTGAGTATTTGTCTTAATAACTTCATCTTTCTTAATAACAGCAGATCCAGAGAATCTTCTAATTTTCTTTTTCGCCTTATGGTTCTTAGTAGTAACTACGGCATTTCTAGTAGAAATGATTGTCTCCTGAACTGTTTCTAGTGTTCCGGTAGCAGTGTAATTATCTGAACCAAAGGTATCGGTATCATCCTGGTTATTTCGACGATTATCAATTAAAGTAAATGTTCTTGTACCTGTTTCAAACTTAGGATGATTACCACTATTTGGATTTGGAATATAATAAGATCCAATCAAATTAGCCCCAAGATCTGAAATTAATCTCATTTGAGTAACTTTTGCTTGAGCACCACTCTTCTGTCCTCTCAGTTTCATACCAGCATGAGCATATCCAAACCATTTTCCTTGTGGTTGATCACTTAAAGAGAAGGTATCAATATTCAGAATTGTTGAAGTTGTAGAATATGTTGATGGAATATCAGCACCACCAGCACTACCAGCCAACTGAACAGTACCAGGAGTTCCTAAGAAAGTCTCTAATCCAGTTGCAGCAACTTGTGATTGATATGGATTCTTTGTATAAGTCTCTGTTGGTGCATTATATGGTCCTTCCCTATGATTGGAAACAGCAACTCTAAACTTAATAAATGGACTATCAGTACCTTCAGGTTGTATCCCCGATCCTTTCATAGTTCCAATAACAGTTTCACCGACTCGGAACTTACCAGATTGCATTGCAATCTCAAGTAGTTTAGGAGTACAGTATTTTGTTACATGTGTACCATCAAAGAATGCGTACAATTGAGTTAATGGTTTAGTCTTAGTACATCTAAACTCAACGTTCCTAGAACGCATAATTGTAACGATGTCTCTACTAACAACCTTATCTCCAAGAGATTCATTATCCCATTGCTCAGTAACAATTTTTCTAATACCTGTTCTGGTAGAAGTTCCAGTATCATAAGTATCTCTGATTGTATCCTGTTTAGTTACTGTTTTAGTAATCTTATCATCTCGTATTCTTGATCGTCCACTACCACCATTAATCCATCCTCTTTTAATAATATGTCTACTTTTCCTACTCTTTGTTTCTGTTCTTTGCTTAGTTCTATCTTTATGATCTTTTCCAGTCCATTTATCTTCCCAAGCATTCCATAGAATTGGACTAAGACCAGTTTGAGGATCAACACCCCACTGATTTTGAGCTTGAGCCATAATTCCAGCAAAATTACCTTCAGTTTTAGTAATTTTTGCTTTAATTCTTGCAGTATCTGTCCAAGTATCGGAATTTGGTGTTAATTTTACTGATAATTGCCAGAAACTAACCAAAAATGGAGTAACACTTTCAGTTCTAGTAGCAAACTGTTGACTTAACCAGTCAACTTCTTTATAATCTAAAGTTACAATACCAGCACCTTTTCTTATATTTGTACCTTCTGGAGTTAAGAATTGATGATCAGTTTGAGCATCAACGCCATCAACAGGACCACACATCAAATCAATAGAATTAGTATAATGCTGTGGTCGTAATTCTTGATTTGTAGGATCTATACTATTTCGTATCTTAACATCATCTTCCTGTGCCTTAATTGATGTAAAGTTATCAACAAAGAATCCAGATTTAAATTTATTCAATCCATCTGCATCAGGAACAAACATATTTGCTGTTTCTGTTTCAAGCATAGACAAAGAAGTATAATATTCAAGATTCTTAATTCTATCTTCAAGATCCCTAATATCTTGCATTCTATATCTCTTATGAGATAAGAAATCAACAGTTGAATCTTCCATAATGAAAAGATATGGAGGTAGATCAACTGAACCAATTTCTAATGCATCATCAATACCGACAGGTCTCTCTGGTCTTTCTGCTGGATCACCATATTGAACTTGGAATGTTCCTGTTTTTGTTAAGAAAATCCTATCTATTCTACCAAGATAATGGGAGAAATTAACAATTAATGATTCATCAGAAGCTAAAATATTCTTAGCAGAATTACCACTACCAGTGAAATTCCTACCATAAAACTCTAATGGTGATCTTACATTTTCTTGTACAGTATAAGTCCCAACTTTTGGTCTTATATCAATCATATCAGTATTTCGTTCGCCATTAATAGTCTGAATATCTGAAGCATAATTCCAACTATCATAGGAATTCTTTGTTGTTATATCACCTTCATCATTATCTTCATAATATCCATTAGTAAAGTAAACCTTCAAACTCTTTGTTGGTGGTCTAGCATTCTGTCTTCTAACCAAATACCCATAATCATAATGAGTACCTTTTTGACCACTATTGAATGTAAAGTTTGCAGAAATATTGCGACTAGGTAGATCTAAAGTAGTTACAACTGCATTAACTTTAGACTCTTCAAAAAGAACTGCCTCACCTTCTTCAAATCCTGTTTCATTTTGAGTAATATAAGTAACTTGAGCATCTGTTATTTGTTCAGCATAAAATGCTATTGCACCACTACTCTGACCTATAATCTTTTCACCAACAACTAAATCCGCAGTTTTTCCTGTAGCACCTGTCATTGCTGACAAAATCATCTTAGGAGCAGACGCATTTTGAGTATCATTGGATTCATAAATTCCTAAAATATCAACAATATCTCCATAATTTAATACAATCCTCTCATCTTGAACTCTAGTTCCTAATGGGAAATTACCAGGAACTAATCCATCATTTCTAGTTGTTGCACCAATACCTGAACTTGTAAGTTTTGAAGCATTAACAATAACAGAATTTACCCTATTTTTTCTCTTAATTTTTGCAGATGGTTTAGCTTTCTTCAATGTTGCAATTAATGTTGCACCAACATCAGAAGCACCCAAATTCTTAAGTTGCAATTGAGTAGCACCTGCAGTAAACAGGAACATATCGTCTGTAAGTGCGATGGTTGTTCCATCAGATCTTGTCATTGCATATCGCTCTTCATCAAACGCAGTAAATGACTCATTTGTGTCTGCAACCAATAATGCTGTTAATTGTCCATTTGTACCATCAATATCAACTGTATATGACCTTCTAATAGTCAAAACAGCATCAGTTAGATCAACATCCGAAATAAATGACTTCGGCATTAAAGTATAAAGACTAGTCTCAGATGCAAGAGAAAGTGGAGTACTTACAACTTGCATATTTGGAACATATAAAGTAGAGGCTCCAACTTGGGGAATTTCTCCTTCAACAACTCCAGCAACAGTTGTAACACCAGTTATCTTAACATTTGTAGTTGATACATCAGTAACTCTTGCATAAGATGCTTCATTATTTCCAAATCCACCAAATTTTAAGAGATTACCTACTTTTAAATTTCCTGGGAATAATTCATTTTCGCTAGTAACTGTAGCCTTTCCTGTTGCTTGTGCTCTGGCAGTAATACTAGCACCACCAATTGTAAAACTAGGTTTCTGTATAACATCTGCATTAAATGTATTTGCAGCACCAACAGCACCTAGATCAGGACCACCGTAGATAGATTTAACATCTTGCATTCCATAGGAAGTTACAGCAACAGCAACTCTATTATTTGGAGTACCATTAAAATCAAATGGTTCATTTGCTAAAAATTCTCCAGATTTTTCATAAACATCTAAAGAAGTACTTCTAGTAACAGCATCTTTTAAGAATCCGGTAGCACCACTATACTTTCCTTTTACAAAACATGGAATAGAGAGACTAATCTTCTCATTTAACGTTATACGAGAAGTTAATTGAACATCATAAAGAGCAATATCCCAAACATTGGTATCAGAATTTGATTGGGAATATGAACCAGACTCTAATGCACAATCATAAACTCTAGCAACACCAATTTCTTGTCCTTGCACATCAATTTGACTAGAACCTGTTCTTTCACTTCTCAAACTGACAATATAAGTATTACCTATTCCAATTGTAGGTAATCCATAAACATTATTCAAAGATAAGGTATTTCCTGTATTATAAAGTACACTTTGACTTTCTAATCTTTTTGTTGTTCTTGGTTTTGGGGCATCTAGATATGTAGAACTAATAGTTTCAATTTCATATCCTTTTACAAATGCCTTACCTGGACCCATTTGGTAAAGTGCAAGATCATCGTTAACCAAAGTTCCATTTGGAGTATATTCACCTTCTTGATATACACCATTATTTCCAAGATTATCGTTTAATGAATTCTTTACAATAAGATCAAAAGGTGTAACAGTATAATCACCAGATTCTGCATGTGTTCTACGTGCTAATTCATCTGCAATATAATTGTAGTTAGTGTTTGCTGTTTGACTTTGTAATTCACCATCTTTAACAACTGCCAATTCAATAAAATTGGAATCATTAAAATCATCTAATGGTTTTGAATATAAACTACAAGTAATCTTAAGACGGTCTGCACCTGGTGCAGCATAGTTATTAAATCCTTTAGAGTTATCTGCTAGAGTTTCATCCTCATCAGCATTGATAATATCCTCTTCAATTCTTAATCCAATCCTACCACTAGGACTAGCATCATATTGACTTAAAATAATTGTTTCATCTTCTACATTGACAAAATTTCCCCTTATAAAATAAACTCCATTTGAAATTGAAAATGATGCTGCAGTAGAAGTAGCGTTTGTGGGAATCAATGAAGCAAAAGATTCTCCAGATGGTATATAAGCATTATTCTCTGGACCAGACGTAATATCACTATCTGCAGTCAACATTTCTCCATCTTGAAATGATTTTATCTCACTATCTTCAACACCAGCAGAAATATATGACACATAAATCGTTAAATTACCCCTTTCAGACATCTCTGCCTCTAGGACCTTATTAATAATAGCAGTTACACCAGTAGTCAATCCAATTATCTTTCTACCAACCAATTGATTAATATAATAATCAACAGGAACTCCCAAATGAGTATTATTTAACTCTACAGCAAAATATTCAGCAGAATATGCAGTATTTCCAGGTATTACTTTCGCACCTTCTTTGAAAAAGTGCTGACCAAATTTCTCAAGTTGATTCTGTAAAATAGATTGCAATCCACTTAATTCTCTAGCCTGAACAGGATATCCTGGCTTGAAAAGTACTTTATGGTATCCAGATTTCGGATCAAAATCATCAAAATATGGGGAAACGTTTAAATTAGTTTGTTGAGCCATAGTTAATTAGAACTGCAATATTATTTTGATGTCTTCTTTTTGATTAGAAGATCTAGTGATAGAAGGTCTTTGATCAATGTAAATCATATTTCCAGAGAATTTATCAATTTCTGGATTTGCCAATCCTTTAGTAAATGATTGACCAAGATAATATGTTCTATTATTTATTGAAGTGGAGAGACCCGCAAATGTTGTGCTAATCGCTAAATTAGAACTTCCTCCAACAATAATCCTGTCTCCACCTGCAGTAGGTTCTGCAGTAAATCTTGTTGTGTTATAACCATAAATTGGATTAGTTTGAGCAGTTCCAACAGTGTTGAAACCAGACATCGTTCTATCCTGCCAATACTTTAAAACTCCCGTAATCTGATCATAACTTACCACCTTACCTATAGCAGTAACACCAGTACCAGTTGTTTGTGTAATTATACTATCACCAGTAAATGTTGTAGAACTATAACCAGTACCAGTTAAACGCATTGCATAGGTAGCAGCAGCTTTATCAAGAGTAAGCAACTGAGTTGATCCCCATGCATATGGATTTTCAATAATACCAAGTCTAGCGATTTGGTTTCCTGTTATAAAATCTGGGTTTTCAGCATCATTTTCAATTCGTGCATAGATAAGTGCCATAGTAGCACCCAATTCACTATAAATGTTCTTACCATGTCCACCAGGAGGTGGAATTATAACATCAAGTGTTGGTGCTGTAGATGGCGTAGGAACTGCACCTGCTGCTAAATCAACACTACCATAAGTGTACCCATATCCTTCGTTTGATACCGTTACACTCTCAATCTGTTGATCATTGTTCACAACAACCGTACACTCTGCATCAAATCCATCACCCTTGATTGGAACTCTTGTATAAGTCTGGTTAGCAGTACCTATACCAGTTCCCCTATTCTTAATAACAACAATCTTAATACCACCATCAACTGCATTAAGTCTAATAGCACTGTCTTCTACATTATCTTCCCAATTCGCAGGAACAGGCATGAAATCAGTAGAATCAAATTTAATTAAATCTGCTGGTTTAATACTATAAAGATACTTCCAAATATAACCATCACCGGAAGTACCTGCAATTCTTGGTTCTAAATCAGTAAATGTCGGTTCGTCCAGAGAAGGTTTTCCGTCGGGAGTCTCTGGGGTTGTTCCATTCTGTAAGCAAATATAAACTCTATAATCACTATTAACAATAAAATAGTTTGCTGTATATAACGTAGTTCCACCAGAATTCTTAGGAGGATTAGTAATACTATAATCTTGTCTATAATAATCATAAGTTGTACCAGAACTCCAGGAGTTCTTTTGTACTACTAACTTAACATCATCGGGAGTTATCTTCTTAACCGCGATCATAGTATCATAATAATCGTTCATTGACGAAAAAGAGTCAACTGGAGCTGGCGGAGCAGAATCCCAATCTGATTGTAAACTTGTTGGATTTGGTAGTCCAACAAATGCATAATACGAATTAATGTTGGTGGAAACGCCAGCAACAAAATTCTTTGCATTCAATATTCTGATTTGATCAGTTATAATAGCAGACATTTGTGACTACGTATAGAGCTTCTAATTTTATCTATTTAGACGACAATTATTAAAGAAATCAAGAGTCTAGTGTTGTTACAACGTAATTGGATGCTTTCAGACCTATCTTCCTCTTAATTTGAGGACCAGTCTGAATTCCAGTAATACCATCAACCAAGGAAACAGGATATTCGATTGCTCTCATCCTACCCTTAAATTGCAGTTTACCCCAACTATATTCACCTAAGAAGGAACTGGTAATACCCTGACCTAATGTAGAATATCCTACAGTATTTTGAATACCTTCCCAATTTTCAACTGCAGTAAAGATTCTTCTCAGTGCTCCAGGAACAGTAGATCCAAATCCAACAGTAGTTATTCCAGTATAATGTTTAACCTGATATACATTATCAATAGCAGTCGTTCCAATACCAATTTGATGACCAGATGCATCCAAAGATGTAACACCAGAACCAATATTAGATCCATTGATCATAAAGTAATGACCAGTTTGTAATCCACATACTGTAACCGCATCAGGACTTGTAATAGCATCATTCCTTAATGGAGAAAGTTGAGGAATAAACATATCAAACACTAATCCATAAGTCATTCCCACACCAGTATTATTTGCATCTGAAATGTTAGTAACTATACCAACACCACTTAAGATACCATAATCACCTTCATAAGTATCAAGAGTATTCTCTTCTCTAACATATGTTGGTCCAGCAATAACTACTGAAGGAACACTTGAAGTAGTATATGCGAGTCCAGGAGTATCAACAGTAACAGAAGTAACAACTCCATCTGTTAATACTGCAGTAGCGGTTGCTCTTGCAGTTGTTCCAATACCTGCGAGAGGAGTACCTCCAATACCAGTTGGAGTTGAAATTCGAACTTCAGGAACAGCACTATAACCAGTACCACCATTAGATAGAGTAATAGATGTCACAGTACCAGCAACAGAAACTACACAAGTTCCAGCAGCACCTGTAAATTTATCATAGTGACTACTTGCATTTACAATCTGAATATCCTTTTGGAAATCTCTAGTAATTGGGTTTTCGTTCTCAGGATCAAAGAATGGTTTGCAATTATCAACCCAAACAGCGGTTGATCCAACACCAATTGGTTGAATTAAGTATGCAGTTGGGAAAATATTTGGTTCATATAAAGGACGATCCTTACGAACAATTCTTCCATCAATATACTTATCTTCAACTTGTCTCTTCCAATTAACTGGTCTTACTTCAGTTTCATCATCACCTAATCCATATCCAAAATATGGGTTAGTATCAACCTGATCAGAAGACTTAACATCTACAACAGTTCTTGGGAACTGAATAAGATCTCTTGTACCATTATACTTACGATCATATGACAGTACTAAATCATCACCCATCTTAACTGTTTCAACAATATCTCTATCTTTCACGTCTTCACCACCAGTTCCTCTATAGAAGAAGAATCTACAAGTATCACCTTTCTTAGGTGCTTCAGTAAGAGTTAAACTTGCACCACCAGTAAATACAAATCCTTCTCCAGGTACTTGTAAAACATCATTAATTGTAAGAATAATTGTATCTTGAATAACAATTGGGGAACCTTTTCTACCTTGAATAGCATATGCTTCACCACCTTTAGTGATTGGGAAAGACTTTCTTGCACCATCAAAATAACTTGAGAAATCATCAAGTGCTTCAAGTTCACCCATAGTCCACATATTAAATTCATCATGCTTAACTCTTTCTAGAGTTAACTGGAATTCTTTAACTACTCCACCAGATACTGTAGGAATTCCTACAACACATTGACCATCAGCATAAGCAAGTCCAGGAGAAGTATCTCTAGTTGGTAATGTTAAAATTTGACCTTCACGATAACCATAACCAAGATTAGTGATTTCAAAATCAATTATACTAGATCCTTGACTGACCTTAACAGTAGCTCTTGCTACAGTTCCCAATCCTGTTCCAGGAGAAGTAGAACTATACCAAAGTGGAATATCTTGGTAAGGTACAGGTTCATCAATTACTGCATTAAATGTTGACTGACCAGTTCCAACTGTTACTGGATTTTGAGTACCAATTCCAGGAATTGGATCAGTTTGAGTAATAGCAATACTTACAACAGCACCATTATGAACCGCTGCTGTTCCAATATATTGAATTGTTGGATTTCCTGTAGTGGAGAGAGCAACACCTACTTTAACAACTGTTGCAATACCAACTCCACCTGGTGCAGTCGATCCAACTCCAACTGTTCCAGGAAGTACTCTATAACCAGATCCACTATAACCAATGCTAACAGAAGTAACAACACCTATATTATTAAAATGTAGAGTTGCACCAGCACCAACTAAAGGTTGATAACCAAATCCTTCTGTTGAACCAACGGAAACAATAAGACCACCAACAGGGACAGAAGCATTATTTACATCATATGTAACAGAAGCAGCCAATCCTGTAAATGCAACGGATGAAATTCCAGCAGCCTCAGTTAAATTATAATCACTTAAATCTCCAGAACCTTGTAATATACCATTAACAAGGACAATACCGTTCTGAGTTGCAATACCAGTAACATTTGATTTATTTACTTTTAAGGTAAATGCAGTTTCTTGACCATCAAATTGCTGAGAAACATCGTCTATTACATAATTGGTTGTATAAGCATCATAATCGGATCCTTTAACACCAGATCTCATAAAGATTCTTCCACTGAAAGTTGAAGATGTTGTAATACCAACCCAATCTCTGTCATTTGGAAGACTTGTTGAATGACCTACAGGAGGTTCCTTACCGTAAGGTGCATCAGAGAAACTAAGTTGATTCTTAATAATATTGTAATCACCAGACATCTTAGTAACTGGTGCATGAGATGAATGTCCAGCAATAGTGGTTCCCATCCAATGACGATAAACTTTAACCGCATTAGAAACTCCTCCATGACCCACAGCGGCTATCTTCATTATCTCATTATCAACTTTGACATCATCCCCTGCAAAGAATGAGGTTATTCCAGTAAAGTATGCTATATCTTCAGTAATAGAAAGGTCTTTTGATAAAGATGCTGCTATACCACTTGATACAACTGGAGATTGAATTACATTATCAATCGCTATTAATGCTCTAGTGTTTTCTGTTCCATTTCTAGAACTAATACTATGAGAAGTTCCAATACCTACGGTTGTAAGATCTAAAACAACTGGAGGATTTACTAGTGCATCTTGAGCACTTCTTGCAAATTGAATCTGACTTTCACTCTTCTTAACAATAAAGACAGATGATGGTACATATCCAACCGTACCAACTCCAGAGAAATAAGTAGCAGCAATTCCAATAGCAGTTCCTGTAGTACCAACACCTGTTGCTTGACCAGGATCCTTAACGCTATATACAACTTCTTCACCAGAAACAAAATAATGATCAGGAATTGTAATAGTATTAGCAGTTAAATTGACTATATCAGTATCTGTTCCATTAAAACTTCTTTCAAAAATTTGATTACCACCATACAATATATCAAATTCAGTCTTCTTACTATAGAAAGTTCCGTCATAGATATCAAATCCACTTCTAATTGAACCACTTTGTAATTCTACTAATGCTGGATCTGCTGAATTTTCTTCAACTTTAAGTGCATTAAGGAAAGTCTTAACCTCTACAGCAGTATTAGCTGGTGGAGTATAAGTTAATTCCGAAACAGTACCTGTTCTCTTTCCACCAATAGTACCTATTCCAAGGAAAGCACCAGAACCAATTTGTAAATTTCCATATTCAGTGATGTACACATTTGTGTCATCATCAACCATCATAACCTCACAGAACTCATATCTATCATTGGTTGTATCCTTAACTTGAACAATACAATAACCACCATCAAATTCATTAATATAACTTGCAATTCCAACAGTTTGACCAACACCTGCAGATGCAATTGAAGTAGATTTAGAGATCATCTGACCATTCTTCAATCCATAGGTTCCTATTCCAGTAAAGGTCTCAGATGAGAACCCAACAGTCATAGTACTAACCCAAGCAGTCTGAATACCAGCATTTGGAGTATAACCAACCTTTAATGCCGCAGTAGTTCCAACTCCAACCAAATATGGTCTAAATGTTCCCAAAGAACCAGCAACTAAAGGATCTCTTCTAGAATGAATACTTAATTGACCATATTCATGCCATTCTACTTCTGAACCATCATGAATCATACTAATTTCAGTATATTCAGCAGTATCGTTAGTTGTTGCTACAGAAACAATAATCTTAGCAGATCTAGGATTAAATAATTGATGTTGTTGAGTACCTGCAGGAGTAGTAGTTAAAGCAATACCAGCACTAGATGCTGTACCAACAGTACAAATTTCTACTTCTTGAGGTATACCACTTATAGCACTATGTGCATATCCAGCAAGAACTACAGAAGATCCAACACTAACTAATGCTCCTGGAGGAGTTGTTGATGATCCAATAACTGTACTACCAACAGCAGTTAAAGATGTTGTAAGTCCAAGTTCATCTAAGTTGTATGAAAGAGATATTACATTATAATTGTTGAATTCATATTTCCTTGGATGGAACTGTAGAACTGCATCATCACCATCAACTACAGTATCCATTTGACCAAGATCAACTACGGTATCAACAGCACCGTACTGGTTAACCATTGAATAACCACTAAGAGGGTCATACAAGGCATTAACCATCATTATTTGTCTTTCTTGGGTAAATAACCTATCTCTAATATAAACAATAAATCTATTTTCTTTATTATTAGCAATATCCCATCTACCAACTTCCATCCAAGGTTCTGGTCTTGGTCTACTTCTAAATTGTGGACTAATATCATCTATTTTTAGAACTCTGTTTCCAACAGATTCAGCATAATCAATTAAGATACGATTCTGGAATGTAACTTCATCTGAGAAGAATCCTGCAGCAGGAGATCTATCCTTTAAGTTCTCAGTTACCAAATCAAAATTATTGACATTATGCAAACTTTCTTCATTCTGAATATTAATAATACCAGTAACAGTTCCAGCAAGTCCGACTTGCATATCATTCTTATTTCCATCAGGAAGTTTGGATTCAACTTGAAGTTGACTAAATTTCTGGAATCCTGCAGTATGATTTAAAGTATTAACAATATCCTTCCACTTATCATAGAAAACTCTAGACTTAACAGCATATGAGAAACTCTGATAATACTCATTATCATGAACTTTCTGTATAGGATCATTTAGGAATCCGGTATTATATTCCCAACCATTATCTACTAATGAATAGTAATCTAAAAGATAATTTGTATCAAATGTAAGAATAATATCTTTAATAATTCCTTTAGCACCAGAGTCTAAAGATTCGATCAATTTACCAATTTCAAAGTCGTTTGAAGCCTCTACAGTCAACCACTTACTTTCAGCATCCCACTCAAATGCAAGACCTTGTACAGGACCAGTACTACTTTCAGATTTAACAACCTCATTAGAGTTAAAGATATTGGGTTTTAACTGTGGGTTAAATTGTGGGAAGAATTTCTCCTGAACCAGAGTAGCAGAAGATAAAGAACTATCAAAGTTTCCTGGAATCTCTCCAGATGGAACTAATCCATTCATACTATAGGTTACAATACCAATATTACCTAAGTTTTGATGAACAGACTTAACTTCAAATGCTTGATAATCGTAATATTGAGAATCAAATCCTTTACCAGTTGATCCAATACCAACACTAACATTTTCTACAAAGAGTTTATCACCAATTTTAATTGGAAACTCTTCCTGAAGACTATAAGCAGTCTTAAGTGTTGCTGTTACTTCATCAGTGGATGCATCATAAACGAGATTAGATGCTCTAATTCCATTTGGATTGTTTACTGGAATAATGTATGGTGTAACGTTAGATAATCCATAAGTGTTTTGAATAATATCAACATATCCAGGTTCATCTGGTGTTTCCAGATTATATCTTAAATCAACGTCATCAATTTTCTTTCTTGTAACACCATCAAGAACAACCAATGCAGGTGGTTGAATATAACCTCTACCATAAGAAGTAATACCAACAAATTTAAGACCAGATAGTGCTTCAATCTTAATAACTTGAGGAAGTTTTGATTGAGGTCTTAATGTAAAATCACATGGATAATCAAAACCGATATTTTCTATTTCTGTGGTTTTAATCTTTCCAATTGATTCACTAGATGCTTCTAATAGAGCACCTGATCCAGACTTAGTAGTTACAGTAGTAATTCCAGGTAATCTCTTATACCCTCTTCCCTTATCAGCAAGAGAAACTAATGCAATAGGACCATAAGCACTCTTAGATGATGTTGTATATTCTAATTTTGATCCCAATGAAGTCTTATAATAAGGAACTTCAGGATATGTTGGTAAATCAAACTCAAATGTGTTCTTAGAAGATGCCAAAACATCGAATTGTCCAGCATAACGACTTTCTTTAATTTGAATAATATTATTATCATCAATCCCCTTATCTAAAACAAGTTCTTTATTTACTTGGGGGTTATCTGCTGAAGTATTATGAGATATATTATAGTAAAGTACTTTTGGAGTATATTGATTAACATTTAATGTTACTTTACCATCAATTCCAACAGTACCAGTTCTCTGAACCTCAAATGTGGTTTCCATTTCATTTGAATCATATTCATGAATGAAATTGGAATCAGTATATAGATGGAAAGAGAATGCTGGATAAGTTGTAGCACCTTTTGTATATGATAAAGAAGAATCCGACAAATCAAAGGTTACTGTACCATTTTTATAAAATTCTAATGGTGGATTAACAACGTTAAGCATTCCTGCTTTTGCATCTGTAATCTGAACAAATTTAGGTCTTCTTTGATGCGATTGGAATCTACTACCACAAAGTTGGATCTTATCTTTATTGACAACATATACAAAATATTCCTCATCATTTATCAATCCATCTGCAGGGTCAGAAGATGTGTGAATAACTCTTTGCCCAGTTTTTAATTCATGGTTATTAATTTCAATTGCATTTAAAACACCTGCTACAGATGCCTGAGTGGTAATACCAGCTGCAGTGAAATCAAGAGTTCTAGCAACTAATTTTCTATTTGTCTTATTATACTTAATTGGTACAGATGTAGTAATTCCTGCATCAACTGTTAAGTAAACAGTGTCAAAATGTTTTAAACCATGTGTAGAAGCAGTAGAAACAGTGATCTTATTCATCTCTGCTCCACCAGTCACTGTTCCTGGATATTTCACAGTTAAACTATGATATCTACCAGTTCCAATACCTAAGAAATAAACTAATCCCTGATCTTTAGTAGTTTGTGCAACTCCAACAAACATTTCCGAAGTTCCACTACCAACTGTTGTACCAGTACTTACTCTGACTGTAGATAATCCAATAAAGTCATTGTTAATCCTTGCAACAAATAAAGGTACATCTTCGGATAAATTTGTAGTATATGGATTAACGGCAATACAATTATCAGCTCTTGTAGCAATACCAATAGAGTCTCCAGTGTTTCTCTTATAGAATACTTCATCACCAGTGTTTAACTTATGATTTGGTAGATAAATTGTTCTTGCTGGGAGGAATAACCGATTTACTCCAGAACCTGGATTTTCAAAGGAAACTGTTGTTCCAATACCAACTCCAGCACTAGTACTTAAACCAAGAGATTCCCTTGGATCAAAATAGTACGTATGCTCAACATTATTATCAAATGATGTACTAAATCCAACATCAATAGTAAAACATCTAGGATCTTCTAATACAACCGATCTAACAGTATGGGCAATTCCTACAGTACCATTATATTGTCTCAAAACTCTTACTCTAGAATTAGCTTTATCTACATTTAATACCTTAACTTGTTCCTGGTATCCAGGATCAGATGATACCGTAGTACTACCAGCACCAATTTTTAAAATATCATTTTCCCTTATTTCCGTCGTATTCATTGCATCATGTGGGTTTGGAAATTCTCCAACCATATTAATATAAGTAACGATACCCGTAGCAGAAATTGCACCAAGAGCTCTTGATAATACCCATGTTCCAGATGAAATTCCTACTTTAAATGTCCTACCATTAAGTCCTGAACTTGTTGTAGAAAGTCCAGAAACATAAACTCTATCACCATTCTGAATACCAATAGGTGTTGTATGGAATCCAATAAAGTGCTCATTTCTATCAGAAGGATAAAACTGAATATTTAATAACTTAGTATTTGTTACAGCAATTGTTCCAATTCCTGGACCAACGACTTTAGAAACCTTTGCTACTGCATTAAAGTTATCTGCTACTTTATCTTCAAAAACAAGTTGATCACCTTTCTGGTAATTCTTTCCACCAGTAACAATTCCAACTTTCTCAATTGAACCTTCTTCTGCATACTTAACTATAGTTTCTTGAGTTATATACTTATAAGACTGTTTTAGATAATCATAATAACTATCATCCTGTAATAACTCATAAGGTTCTGTATTTCTTACCCAAGATGTTTTGTTTAAATCAATTCTCTCTTGACGATTTCTAGATAAAATATTAAATTCATTTGGTTGAGCAGCATAAGACTCTCCAAGCATATATGGGAAAGCAGGTCTCTTATAATTCGCAAAAGGATCTGGAGCACCTGATGGTAAATTACCAGAGGTTAAAGAAGTCTCAAAAGTGGAAAAATACGCATATGTTCCGTTTGGAAACTCTGGAGTTATACAATATCTTCCATTATTCTCATCAAGATACTTCTCATCAGTACTACTATTCCAGGTAAAGTCTTCTATAAAGAATCCTGATGGGAATACACCAAGAGGAGGTCTATGTTCCTTGTAATCTATAGAATATCCAGATTGAAGTTGAGTAATATTTCCACCAGTTGTCTTTTCATATCCATATGGACCATAAATTGGAAGTCCATCATAAGCCCAACCAATAATAGGAGAATGTCTACTCTTATCTTCTTCGGTTAACCCATTAAGAAGTGATAGGTCTTCTACACCATATAAAGGATCACCTACTGCATCATTTTGGTAAATAACTTTTCTTAAACTTCTAGGTGCATATGCATAAGAACATTGCAATCCATTATTAACATTTAATGGTTTTTCTAAGAAAACATCAGAACCATCTATATTTGCATAATTCTTTTGAACCTCATTTACTTGCCATGTATCAAGATTTGCAAGGAATATTCCAAATTCACCTGCTGGTTCTACATTAAGAGCAGTTGTGGACTGTCCATAACCAACACCCTTCTTGTTAATCTTAACATTTACAATTTGACCATTAAAGATCTCAGGAACTAACTCTGCACCAGTTCCAACACCAACAACAGAGATTGCAGGTGGTGTATTATAAGAATCACCTCTGTTATTAATAGCAACGTCAATGATCTCTCCATTATGGACAATTGGCATTAATTCACCGTTTCTTCCGGTGTACATGTCAATTCTTGGTTGCCTATTGAAGTTTATTATTTCAGAAGCACCATATCCAACACCATTATCAGTTAAGTGAATAGATGTAATTTCTCCTCGAACAAGTGGTTGAGGAATACATTCAAAGGTTTTTCCTTCTATAGAATCAATACCTACAATTCCACTTACTTCTACCTTAATAGGAGGATAATTGAAATTGTGAGTTGCTAAACCAACCGATCTTAGATTTTCATATTGTTTCGTTTTATAATAAAAATCCTTTACAGTAGTTCCAACACCAACAGTAGATAATTTAAAGGAATTAGCATCTAAAACATTAACATAATATTCCTTATCACTAGATAAACCTTCAATAGAAACTCCATCTGGATCAGCAGAATATGTAACAATTTCACCTGATTTATAATCATGATTCCAAATTGTTACAATATCAAGTGCTGTGTTAATACCAGCAGGTCCACAAGTTTTATGCTTATTCTCATATCCTTCACCTGGATTAGTAACTTTAATACTAGTTACTTGTGCTTTTCCATTTAAAGATCTTAATACATGGTTTCCTTCACCAAAACCATTAAAAGGTAATGTATTAACACCAGCAATACACTCATTTAAATCTGTATGAAGTCTTACTGTTTTATTTTCTATCCAAGTATATCCAGTATTACCAACCCAATTTGCAGCAGTTGCTATACCGGATGGTTTAGTAGTATTAACATAATAAAATGCTCCAGTATCTAAACCAACTAAAGATTTCTCTCCAAATGTGTCATATATAACTCTTTCATAATTACGGAACTTATGGTACGTTAAGAATCCAACGTTATAGTTACCATCAGTATTAAATCCAAGAGAATTTTTAACGATAGTAGTGGTTATAGCAACCGTCTGAGAAAGAGGACCAGCATTAAAGACAACTTGATGAGGAACAGTAGATAACTTACACTCTGCTTCTGCACCTTGTCCATTTCCCCCACTAATATTAATAATAGGAACTTCAGTATAATCAAATCCTGGATCTAGAACTCTAATTTCTGCAAAACTTCCTTTAGTGGAAACAAATCCGGTAGCACCAAATCCTACACCATCATTAACTGCTAATTGAGGTGGAGTTATAACATCATAGTTAAATCCACCACCAGTAACATCAATATTTTTAATTGTTCCATAATAACATAGATCCTTAGACTTATAACTTATAACTTCAACACCATTAATTAACATTCCATTATATCCAATGGTTGTTGGATACTTTTTACCATCATAAACGGGGATACTAAACTCTCTGAAGAGTCTTTGTGGTAAAACTTGTCTATTATGGAAATCATACTTCTCAAAAGTATTATTTGTAACTGTTGTTTGTACAGTAGCTTGAGATATTGTTACATAGTTTCCATCATAAAGGTTTGAATTAGATTTTGCTAATTTAATATCATTATGATTAATCCTTTCTACAAAATATAGACCTTCTCCACCATTCCCACCATCAAACATGAAACTCATTACAGTTCCATTTGAATCTTTCTGTGGAGTATAGTAAATCGCATCTCCAGTAAAGAAGTTATGATCATGAGTACCAGTTGTTATACCAATAATAGTATCAGCACCAACAAAAGTACCTGAGAGAGTTATTTTTTGAGTATTAGGTTCTAAAGTAGCATCACTAAATGATGGTAATGAATTTGATCCTACTAAATTCTTTGTGGTATATTGTGTATGAGCATATCCTACTTGATCAATATAAACATTCTGAACATTTGCTGTATAATTGTTCAGATGTGGATGTAGAGTTGAAATTGGTTTCTTGATAGTTTTTGTTATACTATCCACTGCTGCCAAATTACCTATAGCAGCACCTCTTATTCTAAGTACTAGATTGCTTATAACATCAGTTACTGTATAAGTGGTATCTATAGAACTATCCTTAGTGTTTACAGTTAAAACGTCACCAATTCTGATTCTATGGAAATCCTCAGTTGTTACCTCATACGTGTTGTTAGAAGCATCCTGTAATGTTATTGTTTTAACATTGTATCGAGGTGAAATATTATAAATCCAATTATTTGACTTATGATCATCTATATGAGCAACTTTTCCTAAAGACTTTAATTTAATCCTAGATCCTTTCTTCTGATAGTAAGTATTTGGTACTTCTACATCATTTAGTACGGAAGTGATTCTTACTCGTATACCGTCCGTAGTGACCCCTGCAGTGCTGTCTGCTTGCCCTAAAGCATACGCATAGGCATTTTGCTTAATAGGCTCTGTATTCTTGATTGTAGTCGTTATTCCAGCGACTCCTATGAATTGAGTAATACTGGTTGAAGAATATGTAACAATTCCAGTAGTACCATTTTTGTACTTAAATGTAAGAGCTCCCTTCTGAGGGAATCCTATAGTAGAATCAACATCAATATACGTCTGTCCTGCACTAACAGATCCAACTGACCTAGTATTAGCATGTACACCAAATGTACCGTATAGCAGTTCTGTAGATCCATCCTTAGTACCAAAAGAGGCATCAACACTAACTTTATAGTAAGTATCAGTTAAAAGACCAACTCTAATGCGTTCTACCATAGAGATAGGGCCATATGCCCTTGAGAGGTTCTCTACGGGGTCCTGGAAGAGTGTTTTGTTAACTAGGTCATTAGGGTCCCCCTGGATGGGTTCTATGATCATATCACGGGTTTTCCTGTAATTTGCATCCGATGGTGAAATTACATAATCCGCTGGTCTAACGATGTCTACATTCTCATTAAACAAGGATCTAAACATGATTTTAAATCCTTCATCAGTTCCCCTTGCATTATAAAAATCTTGAGAATGTCTAATAAATTGGGGTTGATTTAAAGCTGGGTTTAAATCCTTTTGGAATCCTGGTAAAAATTGCTGTTTTGACTTCTTTAAAAATTCTTCTAAAAATCTTGCACTTAAATTTAATACTTGTCCACCAGAAGTTCCAACTCCAACTGCATGAGTTGATGCTGCAGAAACAGTAAAAATAAATTCTTCTGGTTCATCTGGATTGCTAAATGAACTAATTCCACTAAATCCACGGACACAACCTTTAAAAGCAGTAGTTCCTATTCCAGTATATGTAATAATTTCATCGTCAATCTGAAGTAAACCCCAACTATCTGGGAATCCTTGGGTACTTTTAACACTAATTTCAGTGTCAAATAATCCAACCGGATTCATAATAGTTGTGAATCCAACAAGATTTCCAGATTTGTTTAACTGAATATAAGAATCAAGATTAGTAATTATATCTAATGGACCACCTTGTATTTCCTGTGCTTGGTAATATTGGCTTAAAAATTCACCTACTAAAGGATTCTCCTCCCTAACGTGTGCAGGTAGTTGATCCTTTACAACCTTATTCAGCTGAACTCTTTTATGTGCCATGTGGTTATCTTATGATCTTTCTCTGGTTGTAACTTGGGGTAACAGTATAAGTAGATCCTGATGGGTCAGCACCGGAAGCAATTTCATCAACAATCATCTCTACATTATTACTATCTAGTTGCAAATAAAGATCCTGTAATCCGATAACGTCATTTGATTCTGGAATTCCAGAAATTTCCATTAATTGTTGGTTATCCTTCTCTTTTCCTGCAGTAATATTGATAGGATTTAATGTAATACGACCTTTTTTGTAGTTAATTAATCCAACATTTTGTCGTTGAATTGTTGGAGTAGTCGATCCAGGGGAATCTAAAGAGAATAAATTGATAGTTCCAGTCTCTTTATCTGCATTTGGAACGTCAGTAAGGTAAACTTTTGGTTCTAAATCCAATATTCTAAAGGCACTAGACCTAATATTATGCCCATCCATAGAAGCAACATGGAATTGATTACCAAAATCAATGGCATATTCAGCAAATTGATCAATAGCTAACCTTAAATCTCTCCTTATTTGGACAGTTGTAATGTTAGAAGTGACTGCTTCATGACTCTGATCAATAATTTTCAAGAATTTACTGTACTTAAACCTTGCACCATACCTATTCATCTCTGCAGATTCAGCAAATTTATTAACATTGTTCATTATCGTTGAAGAAACGAACATAGGATTAGGAGCAAAACTAGAATTATAGTAAACTTTGCTCTCTAATTCGAGATAAAGGTACTTAAGGTCTAAAATTTCGGGTACAATTCCTGCTACAGCATACTTTTTAAGGTCTCTTTTGATGTTTTCTTTGATCGCATTAGGTACAAAATCACCAGTTCTAGGTTTTATACTAATAAAAACCTTTCCATACTGTGGAGGAACCAATTCTTCCCCTCCAAATACGGAAATTGACTCCGTTTCTGGGTAAATTTTATTTGGAATTAGGATTTCATAGTCATTTGCGGTCAATGCTCTGTTCTGAGTAGCATAAATTTGTGGTGCATACTTCTTAACAGAGTCAATTGTTTCAATTTCTTGTCCACCACTTGATGGAGTATCAGTAGTAACAAGAGAAATTCCTGTTGTAACGACATTTTCAACTGCATTTCTATTATAAGTGAGTCTTCCACTAAAACTCATGTTAGAAATACCGTTTCCTTCAGACCCATTACTGATAATATACGAAACTTCGACGACATTTCCGTCTTCTAATGCCTTTCCGAAGATTCCATCACCAAAAATGATCTCATATTGCTCATCTTCAACCTCTTGAAGGTAGTAAATAAGCGATTTTCCAGTAATAGCAGTACCTGAAGCAGCATCAAACAGACTATCTTGTCTAGTATAGGTAGATAATAGCGATGAAGTGGAACTTGGACGTACATAAACCTGTAAAGTGTCCAAATCTACACCAGCATTTGATAAAATAAACCTCTGATTGATATTATCTGACGAATATGGGAAAGATTGGTCAACAAGAGTACCTTCATATACGTCAACATCGTAAAAATATGCAACTCCATCAATAACTGGTTTAGAAATGTCCTTAGTAATGCCAAAAACGAAGGAATCGCCACCAAAATTGTTACCTGTACTCGTAACAGGACCTTTTTTGAGGGTAATTGTTGATGGTGGAGGTGTAATTCCTGGTTCTACAGTGAATTTTACTGATGCTCTTGATGCTTTTCTTGATCTTGGGATATATCCAATGTTTCTTGCTAGTGCAACAACGTTTTCTCTTAGTGTTGCGCTATCAATAAAGACCTCATTAGAGATCATATTAGCATTATATGAAGTTATGTAAGTATTATATGCTAAAACATCTAAAATTGACGATAAATTAGAACCTTCGAAGTCATAATCCGTGAAATTGGAATTGGCTTGCAAATAATTTCTAAGTATATCTTTGATCTGGTCAAAATCCAGACTTGTAAAATTTAAAAGAGCCATTTATCTTGTGGGCAGCAGCGCAAATTCTAATTGTGTGGGTGGAATATCAACACCAACGATTTGATATGAAATAACTACGTCAAATTGATTATTATCATAATTTGGATCAACTAAAAGTTCCATTAATTTAACTCTTGGTTCATAATTCTTTAAAGAACTTTCAATTTCATCTTTTATAGCAATTGCAGAAATTTCATCTACATTTTCAAATAAAATAGAACCAAGATTGGAACCAAAAGCAGGATCCATAATTTTTTCGCCAGGTGTAGTCATTACGATGTTTCGTATTGACCTAGAAATAGCATTTTCGTTTTTCAAGGCAATTAAGTCACCACTTAAGGGATTATACTTAAATGACATGCTGATATCTTTAAAAGCCTTGCTTACCCGTTGTGCTGGCATGAAATTATATAAAGAATATTAGTTATTTATTAAGGTTCGTTAACGATACTCTGTAATAACTTCAAAAGACTCAATTTCATTGCAAAAAAGGTCATCTTCATCGACTAAACGATTATAAAAGTCCTTAGCACTTTCCATTTTATCACTTTTTTTAGGTGTCAACTGGTCATGATTGATTTCTCGGAGCATTTTTGGTTCCATGTTGACCTCCTTTAAAAAAATTGTATTAAAAAAGTGCCTAAACACCTTATTTGAGGTTATTTAGACACTAAATCTGTTATTTTCCTTGTCCTCGGTATTTTTTTCTCTTTTTGTTGCGAGAAGTCGCGGATAATTTACTATATTGGGAGTTTCCTTGTCGAGTTTTCTTCGGCATGGTCTCTATAACTTGAGTACCAAGGACTCCTGCCTTCATTTTTGCCATAAATCTCCTAATGCGGGTTATAAAGGTTCATTAGTACTACTAAACCGCAAATTCCTGCGACAATAATAAGACTAATGTAAGAAGCAAGTTGCATAATCATGATTTAAAGGGTTTTTCTGCGTCAACAATCCCTAAGGAGCGTAATTTTTTAATTACGGACTCCTTCGAGGCACGGACGCGGTAGTTAACTTCATCTCTACGAGAGAGTTCGGTGAGATTCTCCGATATTTCATACCAAAGTTGATCATCGGTTTTCATACTAAATTGTGGTTTACTACCAAAGACTCCCATAGTTAGATAACGCGAGTTTTTTCGTGGCCTACACGAATACGAGGGTCACACCAAATCTCATAATCACTATCTTGTGCATCTAAACAGAACGATACGTCCTCTCCACACATATCTTGGACATCTCCACTCTCAAAGACTTGCATCTTAGGAGCAAACCAAGGATATTCGAGTTTTTCGAAGACTCCATTCTTAATCAAGACCCAACCAAAACCAGTGTAATCACAAGTAAATGGTTTCTTACGCTTTGCCATTGTCTCAACGGTTTCATGATTCATAACTCCACCGTTCTTACGGAAATCATCCTCTTCCAACCAATGAGCAATCGAAGTAGTACTACCATCTTCTGTAGCATACCAACCTGCTGCGATCTCTCTTTCTTCACCCTTACCTTCTGCTGGAAGAGCTAGATCACATAGTTGCCAGAACTTCGAAGTATCAAAGACTATATCACTATCAATCCAGAGTTGGTAGTCATATGTGAGTTTACCATCCCAAGGTACTTGCTTCGGTCCACGTAATACATTAGCACCCAGTACTTTACAACGTGCAAAGTTAACCATTGATGAATAGTCCTGGGATATCTGGATAGACATACCGTTCTGAACCATATCAAAGCACAGTTGTACAAAATTCTTTAAAAAGATGTAAGAACATCCACGACCTGGAAGACAAAATACAATTGCCTTACCACGCATTCTTTCCTTAATTGCATCAATATCCCAATCTGGTTCTTTGGTCTTTGGTGCAACAGTTTTAACTTTAAATCCTTTAGCCATACTTAGAAACTCGCTTCATTTTAATTTTATCAGTTTATTTAGTATTTGTCAACATACATTATATTACCAGCAATCATACATCTACCACTTACTTTACTTGGAGGAACACTATGAAATGAACTACCTGGAAAAAATACAACTTGACCTTCTTCTGGATATATAACCTCACCATCAATCATTATAGGAGAAGACCCCTTAGGCATATTAACATAATAAGCAAAAGATAGTGCATAAGGAAAATGATTATGTAACTCTACACAATCTCCCTTATTATAAAAAACACTCCAACAATGAGATATC